CTTGATCGCCTCCTCAATCAGCGTCTGATTTATCCTCTTCCAGAACCGGCTCCTCGATCTTAATATCCTGAGAATTCATTTCCTGAACGGCCGCCTCGATCAGCTGCAGGATCTGCTCATTCGTAACATATTCACCATATCCCTGCCGGTCCAGCGCATCCTTGATAAGGGTTGCCGCTCTCTGCTTTTTTTCAGTTCCATGGATGCTATCAGAAGCGGTCTGCTCGACTGCCCGAACAGCTGCATCCGTGATCTCGGTGACCCATCCCCATCTGGTCCGCTTCAGCTGTGCGTCTGCTTCAGCCTTCTTCTTCCTCAGGTACGGGATGAGTTCCTTGGTGACGATCCCTACGAGTGCCAGGATAACTGCGCTGATGACGTTAAAGATAAGTTCGTTCATTTTCGTTTTCTCCTATTCTTTCAGTGCTCCTTAAGTGGGAGCTTGTCTATCTGTTCCATGATCTTCTCGGCTGTTCCATCGCCGCCAGCGGCATGGTATGGGTTATAGAGATATTTGCGGAAGTTCTCACGCTCGTCGAAGTCGATCTCTCCCTTCTCAAGGTATTGCCGGCCTACAAAACAGATTCGGTCATATGCAGTCCCTCGGACCAGGTCTGCAAGGATCTTCGACTCTTTCTCCTCGTCTTCCATGTGCTTTTTGGTATTCTGTAATTCCTGCTTAAGGTCTGCGATTGCATCCAAAAGGTCACTAGTCATGTCTTCCTTCTTATCCTTCCTGGTGATCAGGAACTGAATGAAGCTGAGGAGTCCTCCTCCAAGAGCCCCGAGTAACACTGATATAAAGATCTGCATAATTGATTAGTCTCCTATCTATCTCGTATCTCGTTCTATTTCCGTAAGTACCTCATCAGCGGTCGTACTCACCCAGCCCCGGTAGTTGTGGTGGAGCTCACAGAAGGCAGCCCGTTCGTCGTGTTTACTTCTGAAGTGTTCAATCATCGGAGCGAAGCCGCTGTTCTCCGGGTGCTTATAAAGATCTATCTGCCCTGTGTGTCCGATGACGATTACCTTACAGTCATCATGTGGTCTGGTAAGCGTTTTCTTCAAATCAGACAGATAAAAGTTCTGGGCTTCATCGATGATGATTGCCTTCTTACTGACGTTCTTCCCTCGCAGGAAAGTGTGAGTGATTGCAGTGACGTAAGCGAGGCCTTCTTTCACGGCCTTCATGTTGTCAGGCGTTGATATCACTTGTGACGGATTTATCCCGATTTCAAGGAGAGCTTCTTCGAGCGCTCCCATATAAGGAGCGGACTTTTCTTCGATGCTTCCCTTGAGATAGCCTTGGACTTTTTCCTGGGTAGGAGAAACCACATACACGATTCCGTTTACAATCCCATATCGGCACAGTAGATTTGCGCATCCGACCGCTATGGTGGTTTTCCCAGATCCCGCGATAGCATTGCAAAATGTAATAATTCCTCCGGGTCTGCAAATTGCATCACGAAAGGCTTTCTGTTCAGGGTCAAGACTCATCCCATAGAATCGTTCCAAATCCTCACGGAAATCATTACCTGAGTATTTCGGTGACGCTGGCTTTTTCATACGCACCTCTTATTGATGTCTGCAAAAAGAAAGGACCCGGCAGTCTACTGCCAGATCCTTCAATAAAATGTATAAAGATACTCATGATGATGGACTTATTCCGTGTAACCGAGCTTCTCTGAATCGCTGATGGTGTCTGTTCTCTCCTCCTGGACACATTCCTTTTCTGCTTCATCGACGGCCTTGAGCTGCGCAATCAGGCTGCCTTGCTTTGCGATCAGTGCAGCCATTGACTCCATCGTGTTCTGTTGCTTCTCGACAAGCTGGACATAATATTCCAGGATCGCTTCCAGGTTTTCATCCCTCGGACCATCCATTCGTATCTCCTCCTGTTTGTGATCAGTTGCCTTTTATGCGGTCTGCCCCGTGCTGGATCCAGACTTACCGGTTTCGGTCGTGCCAGTCTCCTCAGTCTGCTCTTCTGCCAGTTCCGGAAGATCAAGGTCAATCAGGACCTGCTTGACCTTATTCCGGATGACCTTCGGTACGTCGTTGATTGTCTTGATGCCTTTGATAATGAGTGTTGCGTAAATAAGTGCCATGGTTTCTACCACCTTTCTTATGGATTTTACTATCCTTCTGATGATCATCTTTGTGATTTTCCAGTTTCAAGTTATTACTCGGCCAGTTCCGGGTGTCCTTCATCGATGAGGATCTGCCTTACCTCGTCTCTCAGCTTGCTCGGGACCTGCGAGATGGTCTTGATTTCCTTTACAATGAGTGCTGCATAAACCTGTGCCATAATGTCGGTCCTCCTTTCAATCAGGACAGCGTTGACTCGTATACGTCGCAGAGTGCTTCCTGGAGTCCAGTGATCTGGTCGTTTGCAGAAGCCAGCTGCTTCTTCAGCTCCGCCTTCTCCAGCTCATCCGGAGTCAGATCGCGGATGATGAAGTAGTATCCATCATTGTACTTCACGATCTGGACCAGCTCGCAGTTCTCATGGACTTCCTTCTTTCCTTCACTGTCCTCTATCGTCACCTTTGAAAGGTCTTTGAAGTCATCCTTCGTGACTTCCTTCTGGCTCACGTAGTTGTTTCCGTTGAGGGTAAGATCTTCAATCTTTGACCCGTCTCCGAATGTTATCGTGTAAGTCATTGATCAGTCTCTCCTTTCTGCTCAAGCCTCTCCAGCTCCTTCTTTGACCTGTATTCAGTTCCAGGGAAGAGGGATTTGAAAAGCGCATCCATTCGTTTGATCCGGTAGTAATTGTTGTGGTACTGCTTCACCGATCCACGCCATGATTTGTAGCACATGGCTGCCCGTTCAGGAGGAAGGCTGTTCTTCTTGAATTTCTTAAGACGCCTTGATTCCCTGATAAACGTGTCCCTGCTCTGGTAGGTGACCACTTTTCCAGTTTCCGTCAGTAAGTATCTGATCTTAAGGAAGGTAAAACCTTTTGACAGTTTCACGATCTGGGTCTTCTTCTCATTGATCGTAAGCCCAAGAAGATCTGCTTCCTTCCTCATCTCCCTGAGACATTCCTTCGCATGTTCTTTGTTTCGGCAGATGAGATACCTGTCGTCCATGTATGCGCCATAATATTTCTCCGCCTTCACAGTCTTGAAATACTGATCCAGCGGAGTCGGATAAAATATTCCAGCATTCTGCGAAAGCTGAGCTCCTATTCCCATTCCCCGATCGCCTCCGTTCTCATCAATCAGGCTGTTGATCAGGCGCCTGAGATCAAACTCTGGTATCACTTTCGCATATGCTTCTTTTAATTTCTCGTGTGGAATGCTTCCAAAGTAGTTCTTGAAATCCACAAGGAGAACATATCCTTCATTTGTTCCGTATTTGCGGAAGTACCGGTGAAGGTGTTCCTTCAGCCTGTCCCTTGTGAATGTAACGCCTTTATCCTTCTGGCTTGCCCCATTATCGTAGATCAGATAAGAACTCGTTACAGGAGTCAGGACATTGTCGCAAAGAGATCTCTGCACCACACGATCCTTAATACTGATGGCTTTGATGTGCCTTAGCTTTCCCCTTTCTGAAAGATCAAATTCCACATACGGTTTCTGCTTATATGTTCCGTCATTGAGCTCACGTTTTGCCTCCGAGATATTCTTCCATAAGTCAAAGTCATACTTTTGAACTGAGAATTTCCAGTCTGAGTTGATCTTCGACTTTCTGAAAGCATCAAACAAAGCATTTGCATTGCTTACTTTTCGTATCCCGTAGTACTGGGCCATGACAGTTTCCTTTCAGTGTGGCGGTTTATAGCCAGGCAGCGTACTGACTGGCATCCGCCACGTCCATTTGGCCTTTCGGCAAGGGCACCGACTCCTTTCGGTATCAGTCCATTCACCATATAGGCTACTTGATAGGGCCGTAGGAAATCGGGCGCACGCCATTCGAGTTCGAGGCGTTGTTGTAGTTGCTATTCCCGTTCGAGTTGACATTACAAAAGTTAGCCGCGCTCGCAACGTCGCGAAGCCACCAGTTGGCATACAGTCAATGCCCTGCATCTTATCCCTTATTCAGGGCAGGTGCCTTATTAATTTTACCTTCTCCACCATTCTTGGATGGATGCTTCGATTTGTCTTCAGAATCTCGTTTCTGAATCTGTCTTAATATCCGGTTATCGGATTTCCTCCATCCTTTCAGGAGCGTTGCTTCATACTGTATAAGCTGCACGAACCTCTCATATCTGTCAGCATCGACAGGAAGAGTTTCTTTGCACAGTGTAAACACATCGTATAATTCACCGCATCCTCTGATGGCATCGTCCTGGTATTTCCTCCGCTCGTAGAACTCGCTCTCGTAATATGGGTAAACTTCATTTGCATCACGGATGTTCTGCTTTATGGACGAGATGGTATCAAGGATCCTTTCCCGATATCGATTGATAAGCCATTCTGGAAATTCATCTGTGATCTTTCCAATTCCATACTTCTCGCAGATCTCTGTAAACGCTTCTTTGTCATCTTCTGAAAACTTCAGAACCTTCACGAAGAAATCCGGCTCCCTGCTTCTGTTCTTCACTCCAAAATCATGCAGAAGAAGGAAGATGATATTCTTCTCGATACGGCAGATCTGCTTCCAGAATTCCATATCTGACAATCCGCGTTTTCCATATACGACGCTCATGATTTATCCCATAAAATTCGGGTCGCTTCGCGACCTCTGTAAAACCGTCCATCCCTCCCCTGAAGGGGAGGGATTTAAGATCAGCAGATACCGAAAGCCGGGCGCACGCCATTCGAGCTCGAGGCGTAGCTGCAGGTGCTAAGCCGTTCGAGGCGACATCACAAAAGGTAGCCGCGCTCGCAACGTCGCGAAGCCACCAGCTGGCACGGTTGCATATCAGCGCCTTGTTCAGCCTGAACAGAGGGAACTGACTGTAGTCGATGTTGTAAATGTTCGGAATAGTAGAACCGAGAGAATTGCCTGGCTTAAACTGCATGCAGCCATAAACCTGCTCCTCGCTCATGAGCTCTACTGTGCTGTCCATCCACGTTCCACCGCTGGCATATCCATTTGTCACAGCGTTCTGCAGATGTTCTCTGTGGTTGAGAATGTGCCCTGATCCAAATGCTGAGTTTATTATGCTCTTTGCCTGATCAAGATTGGTTTTGCGCATGTCGCTGTTCGCATACGCTCCCTCTGTTGTATTTCCCCCCGATTCCCACTGGCCAGATGCCGTGTTGTGCATCTGAGCATTGTAGAGACATGAGTCTGGGACAATTACTGCGTGATGCGTAGTGCACTCGGTATCTCCGCAGTGCAGCCAATAGTCGAAGGCAGCAACCCTCCAGTTTACACCGCTGATTGTCCAGTAATCACCGATGAAGAGATCATCGAATGTTCCATCCTTGATTGCCGCCCACTGTGCATCGGTAACATGGTCTCCAAGGTACCTTCCTCTATATATGCTGTTGTGGGACCCTGCATTGTTTGGGAGGACGATGTGTACCATGTCATCCCTTGCTACCTTCTTAGGCCCGTTCGCTGTCAGGACCATGAATTCAGGATCGTCGGAGTAGACGTTCGTTCCGATGAGACCTGTGCCTTTTCGTGTGGCCACATCATTTTTGATCAGCTGCTCGGCCACCGCGTTGAATGTGTCAGCGTGGACAGGGTCTGTGACTTCGAACTTGCGGAGTTCGGGATTATACGTGGCTCCGCTGGTGTCGAAATTTGCCATTGCTTCTTGCTCCTTTCACTTTTTAGCATTAAAAAAGCTGTTTGTCTGGCATTCGGGAGAAAATCCCGAAAGTCACACTGAACAGCACGTTTCACGGAATAATGGTACGGTTTTCGGGCATTTTGATACGAAAACCGAATGAAAAATACGCTTTTCTGAAATTTCGGTTCAGAATAAATAGAACTTAGAATTCATCGTCGCACTGGAAGATCAGCTCTTCGCCTGAGTCTTTTACCTTTGATTTGAAGCTTTTGAATGCCACGATGTCTCCGTCCGTATCGTATAGACCGATCTCGGAAATGGACACATCGTTCAGTTCCGTCTCGCTGAGTGTGCAGGTGTATCGGATCTTGGTGTCATAGATCACCTCATGCCCGTCTACCTTCTTGCGTAAGACCTCGCTGTAGAGTGCTGTGTCGTCGGATGCATGGTTCTTGATTTCCCCAGATGAATTCACCCCGCCGCTTCCGAAGGCGACTCCTTCGATAGCCGGGAGCGCCTGTATCCCGGCCCTGGCCTTGAGCATCTTGCTCTTGCCTACTGTGCTTACGATCGTTTCTGCCATTTCTTTCTGCTCCTCCTTTCGAGCTGCCGTTTACCTACCTGCCTGTGTACCATCGCTGCTCATCAGAGCATCTCATGGTTGCCTTCCATTGTGAGGGACCCGTCCATGTTCGCGTATCCATCCATCGTGTAGGAATGTCCCCGCCAGATTGAGAGCCCTATATCCGGCTCCTCGTTTTCGATCCTGTTCCGGACGATCAGTATCTCATATGGGCCGCGCTCCTGGTCCATGGAGATCTTTCCGTCCATATCATACTGGCCGTCCAGCATGGCATCCTGCCACCACCGCACCGGCACCCGGATGGTCAGGCCATAGGAGATCTTCTCCTGTTCTGCTATCTGGAATACGACGAGCTGTGAGAACAGGAGCTTGATGTGACCGGTCGCCTTCTTGCTGAGGACGTTCTGGATGCTTCCGAATGGGATCTCGTTGTCATCTGCCGAAGGTATCTGGATCCGCAGGATGAGCCGATTGTCTTTGTCCCAGGCAATGTCCGGAGCAGTCCCGGTCATGTCCTTGATGTACTGCTTCATGGAGCTGAACGAGACCTTCTGTCTTCCGATCGACCTCAGCGCAGCGATCTGCCTGCGGCTCTCAAGGCTCTGTCCCTTTGCCGGTGTGATACCAAATATTCCTTCGTATTTGGCAAGCGTCTGCTCATCGCATGTCGCGATGAACAGGTTGTTGACCATGCGGTATACCTGGTACTGCATCAGGTCGAGAGTCCAGCCGGCGAACGTGTAGTTCGCTTCCATCTCGCGGAATTCTTTCCAGTACGATGGCCCCCACTGCTCGAGAAGCTCTTTGTGAGGAGTGCCATCCTCATAATCATAGAGATCTATCATTGCTCCTCCTTCAGCCCCGTCATGCGAATGTCAGGTTGTTCTGGGAAAGGACCGGAGCCGTCTTGTGTGTGTAAGTGGCATTCGTCGTCCCTCCGTTCAAAGTGAGGCCCGTGTAGTCATTTACCCCGTCCGTCGTCATAATGAGGGAACCGATCGTATTGATCAGGATCGACCGCTCCTTTGTTCCCGGAATATCTTCCGCTGTCAGCGCGAGGTTCTTAAGATATGCGACGATCTTTTCCGTGATCTTCGCCTTGACAGCTGAGGAATCCGATCCGCTCACGAGTGTGACGGTCCCTCCGATCGTGACCGGGAATTCCTCAACGGCCACCGCATAAAATGTGCAGCCGATCGGTGCGAGGCCTTCTCCTTCTCCATTTGCTCCTGGGTCGATAGTGTCCTGAACAGCCTTGATCACACTGTCTGCCGGCTTCCCGCCTGTGACGGATGTGATATATCCTGTGACGGTCCCCGGACCTTCCTGCAGCGGGTAGATCTCAGCTCTGCCCACTCCGTCGATATCCTTGCACCATTTGAGGAACTGCGCTGCGTTGCCGGCTTCCACATCCGCGCCTACACCCGACAGCATGCGTGCCCTGGCTGAATCATCGTCCTCGATATCAGCCGCTGCGACGACCAGTTCTCCCAGCGTACAGTTCTCCAGGTCGTCGATATCATCATCCGGGATGACCGCCGTTCCGGAGGCGAAGTTGTTCATGTCTGTGCCGGTATCAACCGATGTAATCAGCCAGCAGTTCTCTTCAGTGTTTTCTTTTGAGATGACGGTGAACTCTGTCTCGTCCACGATCATCGTGGCGCCTATCTCCGGCTCAGCCCCTACGAAATAGCATTTGTAGGTCGCCGGTGTAGCCGCGTCCGGGTCCCTCGCCATGCCTGCTTGTTTCAGGTACTCGTCAAGGACGTCTCCTGTGCAGGTGAAGATTGAAAGGATGTCCCGGATCTCGGTAAGGGCATCGAAGAACTCAGCCGTCCGCGTGACATGTCCGGCTGCAGCATCCCGGTAGACGCTCCCCTCTCGGGTATCGACTCCGAGATCTGATCCCATATCGACCGCCTGCTCTGTCAGAAGATCCTCTGTTATGTCATCCAGATTCAGGTCTTCAATATTTCTGACTGCCATTTTGTTTTATTCCACCTCGCTTTCTACCGGGAGGTCTCCGTAAATCGTGTGCGCTGTGAACGTCACATGGATACCATCCTTTTCCGTCTGCTCCCAGGAGAAATCGGATATACTTTTGATACGGTCGTCCTGAAGCAGTGCTTCTTCAATCATGGCTGGGACGTCCGTGTTAAGGTAAGACTCCGAAAGGGAGGAGTTATAGATACGGTTCATGATGTCGCATCCGTAGTTGTCGCTGTAGATGTAGTTGGCATACCGGACCGTTGACAGGATCTTCCAGATCGCCTGCATGACAGCTTCTTTCCCGTCAACGTATCCCTTTATGCGGTGATGGATCATGTCCATCCCGTATGTACGGGTGATCGGATTCTCTTCCAGGTTTTCCGGATCAAACCCAAGGTCCATCGATTCGAGGCTGTCAGAATCTGTCTCCTCGTCTTCGGTGTCATCTTCGACTACTTCTTCTGTTGTATCTTCAGTATCGTCATCAGAAACTGCAGCGAGATTCGTGCTGTCTTCCGTAGCTGTTGAGTCCATCGCTTATATGCCTCCCTTCTTCCAGTATTTCTTCTTCATGATCACGCCTCATCCAGCACGTAGTACTGGTTGGCGTCCATGATCGACAGCGCGTAGAAAGTAGCCCCTGGAACCATCTTTTCCCACAGCCGCTTTGGAATGATCAGAGAATCTTCCGAGACGTGGATCGGCGCGTCTCCTTCCGTGACCATTTCCAGCGGTTTTGAACTTACTACCTTCATCGCGTAGACATTCGGCATCAGGTTCCGCGCTTCCCGAAGGATCATGGAGCGGATTGAGTTTTCTGCCATTTCTTACATCCCCTCCTTATCCTTACCCGGCTGCGCTGTTGGAAGAAGCGTAGTTCAGAGTAAGCTGCATGGTATACGATCCGTTGCTCCAGGTGTGGGTATCAGAGTCGATGTAAAGCGTCCTGCGCAGCTCCAGCGGGCCCATGCTTGCAAAGACCGCCATGCCTGATATCGCCCTCGTGTCACCGAGTCCTTCCCAGTTCATAGATTTCGATACAACCGACTTTTCCTTCTTCCAGGTGTTCGCCTGCTTCTTCAAAGCACTCTTCTTGATCTTCTTGTCGACCGACTGAACATCCTGCATCATTCCAATCTTGCTCTCAAGAGGCTTATTGATAACCGTCTTCTTGACCTTGGTCGTCGTCTTTTTCTTCTTGGTTGTCGATGTGTACAGTTTCAACCGGGTGTACGTGTTCTCGATCGACCTGGTCTGTGAGTAGTTGACCGTGTTGAATCCGGTCTCCAGCACGATCATGCTGCTCTGCTGGGTCCGCTGCTTCAGATAGAGCTTTCCCCTGTCAGAGTACACATAAAAGCGCTTCCCGGTCTGCGCATAAGTCTGGGAAAGCGCGTCCTCGATGACGTCCCAGAATGTCGTACCCTTCTTTGTGAGCTCCTTGATCTTGAACTTCGTATTTACAGCCCCTCCGACCGGAAGTTTCGCCTTCTTGCAGACGTCCTTGAAGATCTGGTCCGCTCTCTTCTTCTTGTAGGTAAAGCTTCCCTTGTTCTTGGTGAGGTACATCGCGTTATCCATGGCGTGGATCTCGACCGTCCGGGAATTGCTCCGGTTATCCGAAACGACGATCCCCCGGAAGAACTCTTTCCCATTCACCAGGAACGTGCACATCAGTCCGTCTTCCGGGTTTGTGTTGACCAGCCCGAGCTGGTCGGAATCAATGAGGGTTACCTTAAGATCCCTCGGTGCCTTGCCTCTGGCGCCGGAGGATACTACTTTCACGATCTTGTCTGATACATCATAAAATTTCGGTTTCCGTCCGATCAGGAATGTCAGATTGTTCACATCGATCCTCCTTCCTACACCGGTTACGGCATTGTGAGCGTCCCGCCTATTTTCAGGCGGTATGCTCCATCCTTGATGTAGCTTTTCCTTCCTTTGGCTTTCGCCTTTCTATAGGACTTGTTCCACGCTGCCAGGGTCGACTTGTTCGCATTAATCAGCTTGGTCTTCTGCTTCTTGACGTTCTTCTTGTAGTAGGATTTCGCGATCTTGTAGAGAGTGTCTTTCTTCTTGATCGTGTACGTTCTGGCGGTGGTAAGGTTCCCCATCCTCGTGTTTTCGATATGAACACGACCATTTGAAATGATCCTCTGTGATGTTCCCCTGGCCTCCTTCAGCTCGATCGAATACTGGATCGTGTCAGGGTCTCCACCTTTTTCCTCTGGAGTGTAGGAACTGATGTAAGCGTACATATCGACGCTCTTCGCCTTGGCCCGATTGCAGTACACAAAGTGTACCGGAAGGTCTGACTCCATCATCGATATGATCTTGTTATTGCATTCGAGCGGCTTCGGGAACCCGTTGTAGGCGCAGTAGCTTCCTCCCGTAGCCGGAAAGAAGGAGCTGAAGGAAATAACCGCAGCGTCCCGCTTCCCCTTGTGGAATACCTCTCCGAAGGAATCAAGCTTGATGGACACAAGCTCACCTTTATAGGCAATCTTGATCGATTCCGGATTGACCGGGATCTGAAAGGGATCCCGGTCATTATTCGCGTTTATCCAGATTTCGGCATTAGTACTCATAGGACATCATTCCTTCCTCTGAATCCTCAGTAGCTACGATCTGAAGAAGGACCGGTCTCAGGTTTTCCTGCAGTATCTCGACCACCTGCTCTTTTGACATTCCAGAAGCGCGGATAGATCCGTTTCCGTTGATGCTGATGTTGATGTCCTTGGATGTGGATCCGCCCTGGCTGGTTCCGGCCGCCATGTAAGAAGCCATGTCCGGAGCAGCCTTTCCATCGGAAGAAGAGCTTCCGAGAATACTGCTCGCCGCCTGCATCAGCATTTCTGCTGAATCCTGGCTGCCGTTGTCCGGGATGATCCACTCAGGTCCTGCCTCAGCGACCATACCGATATGAGGCTCTGTGAAGTAACCGCCTTCCTTATGAGCTGTAATCGTGAAGCTTCCTCCGGATGCACCGGAAAGCGTGATCGTCTTGGATGCGTTGGTGATTCCCCAGGACATGTTGACCGTCGCATGAGCGCCTACGCTGATAGAATTCGAAAACTGGCTCTGAAGGTCGCTCACTACTTGTGAGTACACATCCGCCGCGTTGTTCGTCTGGCTGACGGTCACGTTCGTGCTTCCGGTCGTGGATGTCGGTGTATCAAGTGCAGCCTGCACCTGGTCGTGTGTCTCCTGGGCCGCGTCTGCAGCATTCGTTACATTCGTCGTGGTCGTGACATTGTTCGTGGTTGTTGTGTTGACGGTCGTATCACCGCCAGCGGATCCAGCCGCTGAGGTTGAGGCGCTCTGAACTGCTCCACCGACTCCGCTCGTATCTACCTGAGCTTCGACGGTATATTTCTGTTCGACCGGTACCGGATTGCTTTCGCTGGCCTGCTGTGCGGCCTCACCGGCCTCTGTTGTAGCGTCCTGAACTGCCTTACCGGCCTTGGATGTGTCTACGGTAGGATCAACGACATATTCTTCAGGGATGTTTACAGTCTGTCCAACATCAAGGTTGGTAGCCTGATCATTAGTCCATCCGTTTGCTTCAAGGATCTTCTGTGTAAGTTCTGCCTGCGACAGTCCTCCACCTCCGCCTGCCTCGATGACTTTGCCGGCGATAGACCACACCGTATTGACGTCTGCGTCAAGTGTGTAGGTTACTCCCATCTCTCCGGTTGCTGTCGTCGCGGTCGATCCCTGCGTCAGGCCGTCGAGGTTGAGGTATTTGGCTGCATCTGCGGCAGTCTGAGGGCTTCCGTCCTGGACGCCCTTCCAGAAATCATTTCCGAGTGTGATTCCGTATTTGGAAAGCTCCTCGGATACAGCATTCCAGTCGACGTCACCGCTGATGCCCTGCATCATGGTGTCGTAGAAGTTGGAGTAGTCTTCTGTTGAGGTGGTCGTCATCGACCGGTTGATAGCGTCTCTGAACTCCTGCGGAATAACCGCGCCTGCCTTGTCGATCTGATCAAGGAATTCCTGCGACTTTCCTGCCTCGAACAGCTGGTTGGCCATGTACTGGTAACCGGCATTCGTATCGCCGGCAGCCGCTCCGACCTCGATCGCCTTGTTGTAGGAATCCATATAGGCCTGCGGGACAGCCTCCCCGGCTTCCCTTGCCTTGTCAATGGTCTCCTGCATGGTCTCCACATTCGGAGCCATCTGCTTATAACGATCAGCGAGTGCTCCGGAAGTTGACCTGTCGAGGTTCCAGTTCATGGTTCCTCCGACGTCCTCAGCAACGCTGAATGCATCTCCTCCGCTCTGAGCGGTTTCCATGATCTGGTTGAGTCGTTTCTGCGCCTCACCCTCCATGTCTGCCTTGCCTACTTCCTTTCCGTACGCATCGGACAGTGACTGGTTCATCCAGTCCTGAGCGAGCTGCTGGGAAGTCATCTGGCGCTGGTTCCTTGCCTTCGCAACGATGTCTGTGATGTCCTGCATCGTGAAGTTGGTTCCTTCGAACACTCCGTTCTTGTCAGTGTGTCCGAGAGCCGCTTCCTGTTCGAAGTAAGAAAGAATGCTCTTCTCAGATTCAGCGCCAGCTTTGTCGTAGTCTTTCTGGTACTTGTCCATCTCGTCCACGACCTGAGACCAAGAGTCCTTATCGAGAGCCGCACCGGAATACTCGATTCCGAGGTAGTCCAGATTTGACTTCATCTGAGCCTGCTGAAGGCCGGCATTGAACTGTGCCAGCTTTGCCTGTGCGATTGAAAGGGCTGCATTGATATCGACGTCCTGCAGTCCGTTGTCGATCGCATCCTGAGCGATCCCTTTGATAGCCTGAGACAGGCCGTCCATCGTTCCGAGGTCTTCCTGAGTCCAGCTGTCCACAGCGGTGACAAGAGCCGTTCCAGTCTCACCGCCGATCAGTGATCCGATCTGCTCCTCGATTCCCTGCGCCTGCGTAATTACGGACTGCTTTGTGTTCTCAATGAAGGTGTTCACATTATTCATGAATGTGGTCTTGTCATCTTCACTGATGCCGCCCTGGATATGGGCTTCCCACTCAAGAGTCTCATTATCCTTAAGCGCCTGATCTGCGTCATCTTTGAGCTGTCTTGCCTGCTCAACCAGGTCGTTTCCTTCCTGCAGGGTAGTCAGGACATTGATCGGGTTGTCGACTGAGCTTCCTGGATTCAGGATCGAGATTGCCGCCTGCTTCGCTTCCTCCGCAGAGAGGGCAATATCTCCGAAATGGGTATCCAGATTATTCTCGATCTGCTTCTGGTTGTATTTGTCGACTGCTATTCCGATAGCCGCGAGTCCGGCTGCCGTAGCAGTCAGTCCGGCCGCGACCGGGTTTGCAGCCAGTGTGGTGACCAGCTTCACGATTCCAAGAGAGGACCAGTCCATGCTGGAGAGCTTCCATGTTGCGAAAGCCGCTCCGATTCCTCCGATCGCGGTCTCGATGAAGTCAGGGTTTGATGATGCAAAGTTGATGATCGGCATGATAACCTTGCCTACTGCATCCGCGATGCCTTTTACGCCTTTGAGAAGTCCTGGAAGAAGCGGTGCCATGTTTCCGATCGTCTTCCCAACATCTGAGAAGAAGGATACGATCGGTTCCTTGATGGAGTCGATGTTGTCTCCGATGAATCCGGAGGCTTCCGAAATGCCGCCCTGTAGTGCTTCGCCGGCACTCAGTTTGATATCCTCGAACTGGGCCTTCATCTTGTTGGTCTTGTACTCCATCGTGTCGGCCATCTTGCCATATGCAGTATCGGTCGCTCCTGCAGAATCCTGCATGGCCGCGATGTCATCAGAGAACAGCTGTGCATGATCTCCGGAAAGAGAAAGGACTGCATTGCCGGCTTCGACCGATGAGAACAGTTCATTGACTCCGACACCGGTCTTATCAGCTTCTGCCTGCATGATCTGGAAAGCATCAGACAGGTTATTCCCTGATTTGATGAAGTCTCGGAATGTCTGTCCAGACAGTTCCTTGAATTCTTTTCCGGTATTGGATCCGGAATCAGAGAGTTCTACGATTGCCTGGCGGAGCTGTGTGGTAGCTACCGAGGTCGGAACACCCTGTGCAGTCATGGCTGCCAGAGCGCCGGTGATATCATCGAATGAAACTCCTGCGCCAACTGCGGTCGGTACGACGTTGTACAGTGCTCCTCCAAGTTCATCGAATGTGGTTTTACCAAGTTTGACCGCCGTGAACATCTTGTCGGAAGCGTCCATGGCGGACAGGTTGGCTGTTCCGTAAGCGTTGATAACAGATGTGATGGCATCCACGGATGTCTCCATATCCGTCACACCACCGGTTGCGGCCTTCTCAGCCGTCCGGAGGAAATCAAGGACATCTTCCTTGGGGACCGAAGCGGAGATCGCCTGGTACATAGCGGAAGTAACTCCCTGGATATCTGACCCGGTATCTTCTGCGATCTGTCTGGCTCCCTCGCCCAGCTGCTCCATCTCGGCTTTCGATGCATCCGGGAGCAGGGTGGAAACCTCTGCCATTCCGGATTCATAGGTCTTAAAGGTATTCAGGGATTCTTCCCCATAGTCCTTGATCTTATCGACGGCCATGGCCCCTCCTACCAGCTGGATTACCTTTGACAGGGTATCGTGAAGCGTGTTGGACTTCTGGCTAAGGCTTTC